GACTTTTCGAAACAGCCCGCACCAATCAAATGGCTGATTAAGCGCTGGGTGCAGAGCGATGCGCTCATTATGATCCATGGCCCATCAGGCGGCGGCAAGACGTTTATGGTGCTAGATATGGTTTTGAGCATCGCCAGCAAGGGCTCCATCCCAGATTGGTTTGGCAATAAAGTGCGGCACGGGCCGGTGGTATATCTGGCCGGTGAGGGGCATCACGGGCTGCGAGGTAGGGTCGCCGCATGGAAGCAACACCACGGCGTAGGCAGCCTGGAGATGTGGCTCTCGAGGCATGGCGTCGATCTGAACACGCCGCAAGGCTACCAGAAGACAGCGGAGGCTATCAGGGCGCTCGGCGTTGTGCCGGGTGTGATTGTGGTCGATACCCTCCACCGCTTTCTTGCCGGCGATGAGAACAGCGCGACAGACGCTAAAACCATGCTCGATGCCTGCGGTGCCATCATCCAAGAGTTCAAGTGCAGTGTTATCTTGGTCCATCACACCGGCGTCAATGCGGAGGCTCAACACCGTGCCAGAGGATCGTCAGCTTGGCGTGGAGCACTCGATATCGAGATCAGCGTCGTGCCGGGTGACGTCATCGAGGTGGTGCAGCGTAAATCAAAAGATGCAGAGATCGCCGATCCAATTTTTGCGTCGCTGGACCGCGTTGAGATTGCCGGTTGGTTTGACGAGGACGGCGAGAAGGTCGCCAGCGCCGTTTTGATGCCGTCCGACGGGCCGGAAACGCCGCTGAAAGAGGACAGCAAACTTGCCAGGATGAAGCAGGATTTTAGAGCCTGCTGGTGGCACGCCGGCGGCGCAAATCTTTTCCAGGCTAGCCCGTGCATCAGCCGTGACGACGTCATAAATTTCTATGTTGATAGCCGCGGATTGTCGCAGGCAAGCGCCAAGAATTGCGCCAAGCCGTCTGTGGAAACCAAGCTGATCGGCTTTTTGCTCCAGGCTGGCATTATAGCGCCGACAGATGACACGGGTATCGGGTGGTATCTGATAGATAAGACGTATAAGGCTTTGTTATTAATGGAGAAAAATGGGGCGGTATCAGCCGGTACCTAGCCGGTATCGGGGTTTCTGATACCGGGTGGCAAGGGCGGTACCAGCGGTATCGGCGCGGTACACCCCCTCCCCCTTGTTAAAGGGAGGGTACCGACCGATACCGGGTGCCAGCGGCGATGCCAGTTGCTAGTGAGATTGGTTTGTGTCTAGATAGCGAAACGGCAGCGCTGGTGGAACAGACGCTGCCGATTCTCAGCCAAAGCGAAAGGACCGCTTCGATGCCTGAAGCAAAAGTATCACGACAGAAATTCAGCGGCAACATCCCTACTGGAGACGATTGGGAATTGCTTGGATTTACGGATGAGATCGACGGAACGAAATGGGGTGTTTCGGTCAAGCGCGCGGATCATCCCTGGAAAACCGTAAAAGTCTTTGCCACAAACACAGTTGTAACGAAGGCAAACTACTGGTTGTCTTCCAACGGGACCAGATTTGCCAAAGGGCGAGATTACGTCATCATGGAAACTAATAGGCCGGAATTGATAGATGCCGTAGCCAAGGTTTGCGATGATCGCATCGCTTGACATCGTTTTGGCAATGGCATATCTTGACCTGACTGATGGCCCTTATCCTCTAGGTCATTGGGCGTATCCTTCCCCTGTTTGGTTATGGACTCGCCGGCCTTTAATCGGGCCGGCGATTTTTTTTTGGGAGATTGTCTGTGGCAAAGACAGGGCCGAAAGGGCCGATGAAGCCCATGAGCGACAAGGAATTGGAACAGCTTATCAACATGATCCGCATCCAGTGCACTCGCGACGAAATCTGCGACATTCTTGGCATGAGCGACACCACCTTGAACCGGCGGATCAAAGAGCAAGGCATTGAGGGTGTGGATAATTTTGAAGCCCTCTATAAAAAGCACCAGGGCGAAGGGAAGGCTTCGCTGCGCCGGGCACAGTGGAAGGCGGCCCAGGACGGAAACCCGACGATGCTCGTCTGGCTTGGCAAGCAGGTGCTCGGTCAGAGGGACAAGCAAGAGATCACTGGCGACAACGGCGGCGCGTTGCAGATCAGTATTACCAGACGCATCATAGACCCTGGCGCGAAGGAATAGCGAAATGGACCCGGAGATTATTCAAGGTGGCTTGATGCAAAACCTGGGCATGGATGAAGGCACGGCCTATCGCTATGCGGCGGAGATATCTGCAAGCCCGGAACTCTATGGCGACGTGCTGGCTAAGATCGGCCTATCGGATGGTTTCCAGGCTGGGTTCAGGGCTGCGAACGATCCGCGCGCGGTGGTCAACAGATCGAACATGACGCTGGCCGATTGGCGCAATGCAGGCGACACGTTCGTTGGTGCGCTGCGTGAGGCGTTTAACCCAAGGACCGACACGTTGGGAATGGAGGACACAGGGATGGCGGCGGCATCCACGTCGATGCGTCCGACCGAGGACATTCCAATGCCAAACCTTGGCCAATCTATATTGGGCGGTCTTTTCGATCCTGTAGCGACGGGCGGGGATATTGCAAGCACGGCAGCAAACCCGTCCTTGGCAAATCTTGGTTTGACCGCTCTCGGGATGTTGCCGTTTGTGCCTGCGGGGATGACCAGTTATGAAAAGGTGGGATCTAATATCGCCAAGAGATTGGAAGATATTCCATCGGCGCAGGAAATTGCCGGAAAAGGAAAGAGAATTGCTGGTTCCGGGACAACAGCAATAAAATCCCAGCAACCGACGGCATTGCAAAGTAGCTACAGTCGCGGTGTAGTTGATGAAGAATTGGTTCCACCTGTACAAGTGAACATAGAAGATTTGGAGGGTAGCACTCTTCATGGTATTGTTGGCGATACGTCTGGTCGGCATACGGTAGAACGAGTCAATGATGTTGTTTTTACCAATCCAATTCCAACGCAAGGCGGGTTCCAATACATTGACAGACCAGGCAGCGGATATGCCGGAGCGGAGAGCGCCACGTCGAGCAAGTTGAATGAGGCTTCCAGATCGAAAGATCCGGTCTACGTTAGTGTATTGATGGGCGAGAGTTCATCGGATTTTGCTGTTCCAACCTCAAGGATATTTGGCGAGATGCTCAGACATGCGCCGATTTCCAAGAAGGACGTTCCGAAGATAGATGAGCAGATCAGAAAAATTGGCATGTCTGTTAAAAAGAAGAAAATCGTTAATGGAGAAGAGGTGATTTATAGCGAGACGATATATCCATTTGCTGATTTTAAAAGCATTGGAAGGCCCGGTTATTTTGATGAATACGTTGAGCAACTTCCAACTGGAAGCCTTCGTGCGGGATTATTAAAAGGGTTGGACAAAGCAAATTTGCAAAAGATGGGGCTGCCAAAAGTATCAGATGCGCGTCTTGCAATGGCAGATGAAGCCCAAATCGGCATGGACTGGGGAACGACAGGATACCGAACTCTTGTTCCCGATGTTAATCGCGGGATATTGAAAACAACACCAAAACAATCTCTTACATATGAAGCCGGCGTTGATAAAGTTGGGCCATCAGGAACGCTTATTGGCGAGGGTAGGGGCATACCATACGCGCTGATGTTCCCGGATGTCTCGTCAGAACTTAGGAAAAAGGGAAGTGGCGGGGGCCTTCCGATGACCAGTCCAGCTTATAAAGTATTTGAAGGCAGCCCTAAGCGAGCCCAGCAGTTGGTTACGCCAAAGGTTGTTGATCTCGTATCTAGTTTCAGAGAAATTGAAGATAGGTATGGTCGGAGATCAGCTATGCAATTTGCCGCTGACACGCTGAAAGACGTAAATGTTACCAAGGCAATGATTGATGCTGCGCGGCGTGCACACGCTCCGAAGTGGATGATTGCGGCAATGGCGACTGCTGCCGGTGTATCGGCGGCCCAGGAAGGGGAACGCACAGATAGCCCTGACGGCACATGAACCTGGAAATCAACACCCCGCGCTGGTCGCTGCCGATCCTGGAGGCAGAGCGCCCGCGCTATCTGGCGGCCTACGGCGGTCGCGGCGGTGGCAGGAGCCACTTCTTCGCCGAGATGCTGATCGAGCGATCCGCCATGGGCCGGGTCGATGCGGTCTGCGTCCGGGAGGTGCAACGCTCCCTGGCTCAGAGCGTCAAAAAGCTGCTTGAGAACAAGATCGGCCAGATGGGGGTGGGTCACCTGTTCGACATCAAGCTCACCGAAATCCGCTCAATCCACGGCGGCATCATCATTTTCCAGGGCCTTAAGAACCACACGGCGGACAGCATCAAGTCGTTAGAGGGCTACGACATCGCCTGGGTCGAGGAGGCGCAGAGCCTGAGCCAGTTCTCGCTCGACATCCTGCGCCCGACAATACGCAAG